GGAAGTCTCTCTTCAAAAGGATCGTGCTGATTATCAGAATCTAACATCAGAACAAAAACATATCTTTACTTCTAACTTGAAGTATCAGATTATGTTAGACTCTGTTCAAGGTAGAGCGCCAGGAATGGCATTCGCTCCTTATTGTTCTCTTCCCGAACTCGAATCTTGCATGAACGTCTGGCAGTTTATGGAGATGATCCATAGTCGTTCATACACATACATCATCAAGAATGTTTATTCCGATCCGTCAGAAGTTTTTGACACAATTCTAGAAGACGAGAAGATATTACAACGTGCAGAAAGTGTAACCTCATCATATGATGACTTCGTGAATGAAGCTCATCAATATGATTCTTCTAATCTTTGGGATTTTGCTGTCAATGGTATCCCATTAGGAAAACAACAAAGATATGAACTCAAACGGAAACTCTACAGAGCAGTTGCCAATGTCAATATTTTGGAAGGCATACGATTCTATGTATCATTCGCATGTTCGTTCGCATTCGGTGAGCTCAAACTCATGGAAGGATCTGCTAAAATCATATCCCTCATCAGTAGGGATGAGAACCAACACCTCGCCATCACGCAAAACATCTTAAACAAATGGAGAGATGGTGATGATGCTGAAATGCAACAGATTGCTGAGGAAGAAAGAGACAATACAACTCGTATGTTTAAAAATACAGTTGATGAAGAGAAAGCATGGGCGAAATATCTCTTCAAAGATGGAAGCATGATTGGTTTGAATGATAAATTATTAGGACAGTATGTTGAGTGGGTTGCAAACAGACGCATGAAGGCCTTAGGTCTTGATACCATCTATGACATTCCAGCAAGAAACAATCCACTTCCTTGGACACAACATTGGATCTCATCAAAGGGATTACAAGTTGCACCTCAAGAAACTGAGGTAGAATCATATGTAGTTGGAGGTATTAAACAAGATGTCAAGAAAGATACATTCGCAGGTTTCAAACTATGAATCCTGTGCCTGGCCTAAAAACATCTATAGATCTTATATGAATGGAAGATTAAAAAAAGTCGATATGGAAGCCAGACTTCTTAAAATCAAAGAGGGTATTGATATGAAACAATGGTATCCTCATTGGGATGATAAAGAAAGATGGGCAGCACAACAAGCTTTAAACAATGCTTTAGAAGTTCTAGAGGAATTTGATTATTAAACCGTATCGTATGTTACTAAATATCTTGCCTATATAAAGTATATGTGTTAATATTAACACATCGTTCAACCTCTTATGAGGTCGCAAGTAAGCCGACTCGGAACGGAACCGTTCATCCTCTTCGGAGGACGCAAAAGACGACTGAAGGAACGGCATTAAAACCGCCTACTACTGAGGAAAATCCAATGGCAAAAGTCACTTATCGTGGAGTCGAGTATGATTCTGACGAGTACAACGCAAAAGTTGTTGCAGAAGCAACACAACGTAACCGTCACGATCTAATGTATCGTGGCATTAAAGTTAAAAGTAAGGCATCACCTTGCAGCTAACTTATCAAGGAGGGTTTATCCCTCCTTTTTTCTACTTTATTTAAAACTATGAAATATATTTTTGATGTTGATGGGACTTTAACACCAAGCAGACAAGTAATTGACTCATCATTTGAAGCATTCATGATTAAGTTTTGCTGCAAACATGATGTGTATCTGGTGACTGGAAGTGATAGACAGAAGACAGTAGATCAATTAGGATTAGATATTTGTTACAGATCAAAGAGAGTTTATAATTGTTCGGGTGCAGATGTGTGGGAAAAAAATGAAAATATATATCGTTCATCATGGAGACTACCAAAGGATGTTAGATCATTTCTACAGGATGAATTAGATTATAGTCAGTTTCCAATTCGTTGTGGATTGCATATTGAAGAAAGACCAGGCGGAATCAACTTTAGTGTTCTGGGTCGTGGTGGTGGTGTGAATCTAGTTGAGAGAGATGAGTATATGAAGTGGGACATCAATACAAATGAAAGAAAAGATATTGCTGCAAGATTAAAAGATAGATTCCCAGAACTCAATGTTCAAATCGGTGGTCAAACTGGTCTTGATATCTCTGATGGTGATAAGAGTCAAATACTTCGTGACTTTGAACCTCAAGATACTCTCTATTTTTATGGAGATAAATTAAAGGAGGGGGAGAATGATTATCCTTTAGGTCATGCTATCGAAGAGAAAAACTTAGGTATGGTATTTGAAGTGGCTGACTACCATGATACTTGGAATCTTTTAAAATGAAGACACAATCAGCGAAAGCTAAAGGTAGAAAACTACAACAGTGGGTTCGCACTCAATTAATTGAACAACTCAATGTGCATCCAGAAGATATAGAATCGAGAAGTATGGGTGCTGGTGGTGAAGATTTGATTATGGCTCGTGCCGCAAGACAGAAATTTCCATTTAGTATTGAGTGTAAGAATGTTGAGAAGTTAAATGTATGGGAAGCATACGAACAGGCAAAATCAAACTGTAACGATTATGAACCTCTTGTGGTGATGAAAAAGAATCAAAAGAAACCTTTAGTTGTGATTGATGCTGATTACTTTATATCACTAGTTAAGAGATTAGATAAATAAATACAAGGAAAAACTTTGTGAGAAGAAATGGGCGTACAAATTCAAGGTGATACTGGTAATGTCATTGCCACTAAGGGAACTTATAGTGGTAATGTTACGATTGGTGGAACTCTAACATACGAAGACGTAACAAATATAGACTCAGTTGGTTTAGTAACTGCAAGAACTGGTATTGAAATCGGTGCAAGGCCAGGTGTTGCAGCGAGTATTAGCGTAGATGGAAATATGATCGTGTCTGGTATCACTACGATTGGTGGTGATATAAAAGTTGGTTCTGGAGTTACATTAAGTCCTGATGGTGATGTATTTGCAACTGGAGTATGCACTGCAACTTCTTTTAGTGGTAGTGGTGCAAACTTAACTGGTATTGATGTTGGTCTTTCAACTGCATCTGCTCAAGTATCAGGTATCACAACTGTCATAGATCTTTCTAAAGATGACATTAGAATAGATTGCACTGGTAATGTTACCGTTGATACAAGGGGTGGATCAGAGGGAGCTAGTCATACACTCCGAATTGTAAATTCTGGAATTTCAACTGTATCCTTTAACAGTTACTTTAAATTCCCATCAGGAGGCACACCAAACTTACCAACGGCAAGTGGTGCAATTAGTCTAATATCATTTACAGTTCATACACAAGGAAGAGTAGGAGTCGCTTCAGTATTCCTAGCTGGTTCATCCGTCAATTTTAGTTGAGGTTAAATCATGTCAAGAGCAGTTCCAGCACATGTTGTTACGAGTGATAGTGCCATAGGTGGATCAGTAATTGAAAGAAGTTTAAAATTTAATAGATCTGATGCACCTTATTTACAAGCGACTTTAGGGGATGGAAATGAAGATAAATGGACTTGGAGTGCATGGGTTAAAAAAACAATAAACGAACAACATCAAAATCTATTCTCATCAGGTAGTGATTCTGTCTATACACATATTAATTTTGATAATAATGATAGAATAAGATTTCAAAACTGGCATTCTGCACAAAAAGGCACTAAGATTACAACCAGAAAGATTAGAGATCTTACATCTTGGATGCACATTGTTATTATTTGGGATTCTGGAAATTCAACAGCAGATGACCGTATGAGAATTTATGTTAATGGAACAAGAGAAACAGCTTTTGATGATTCAACAAACCCAGATCAAAACCAAGATAGTGTAATAAATGGTAATAGTTTAGGAGGATCAACTTACGGTAATGGGAAACATTTTGTTGGTAAATTTGCAGATACTTCTGATAACTCAGGCACTTATCAAACTGAAATTAACTTTGTAGATGGTCAAGCTTATGACCCATCATATTTTGGATTTACTGATTCTCAAACAGGAATATGGAGACCAAAAAAATATGAAGAGTCATACGGCTCAAATGGTTTTCGTTTAGATTTTTCTGACAATTCAGCAGTCACTGCAATAACTCTCGGTAAAGATAGATCTGGTCAAGGAAATGATTTCACACCAAATAATTTATCTGTAAGTGCTGGTGTTGGTAATGATTCTGTTGAAGATACACCAACTAATAATTTTCCAACATTGAATCCTTTATTTTTAAATGCTACGGAAGCTGCTGGAACTTTTAGTGAAGGTAATTTAAAACTTGTGACTACTGGATCTGAATATGGAACAGCATTAAGTACTTTTAGTATTCGTTATGGAAAATATTACTGGGAAGTAAAACAACTAGGTGGATCATACGCCACACATGGAATTGTTAGAGGTACAACCCCAAATGCTGATTGTTTTGTTGGGTATGATCCGAGTGGAAAATTATTTGGTTTTGGATATAATCAAGGAGGAAATATTAAAGGTGCATCTGGAACAGGAACTACAGGTAACGCTAATTTAGCCACAAGTTTAGCTACATTTACGACAAATGATATTATAGGATTTGCTTCTGATATTTCAAAAGGAACTTTAGCTATATACAAAAACAATACCTTAATTTATACAATTACTGGTATTAATGACGATGATTGGATTCCAGCAATTTCTGGATATACAAGTGATGGTTCTTACAGTATAAATTTTGGACAACAACCATTTAGTTATACACCACCAACAGGATATAAAACATTAAGTTCAAGAAATTTAATACCTAATTCTCCATCAATCATAAGACCACAAAAACATTTTGCTGCGGATATCTATACTGGAACTGGTTCGACACTCAATAGAACAAATCTTGAATTTGTTTCTGACTTGGTTTGGTTAAAACGTAGAGATGGAACAAATGATTGGAGTTTAACTGATTCAGTTAGAGGTGCAACTAAAACTTTAGTACAAAATACAGGACAAGCCGAATCCACTATTACTGATTACGTCACTGCTTTTTTAAGCAATGGTTATCAATTAGGAGATGACAATGCAGTAAATGGTTCTAGTATGTCTTATCTTGCATGGTGTTGGAAGGCTGGAGGCAGTTCAACAGTTACAAATAATGATGGTAATAACACATCACAAGTTTCTGCTAATACAACAGCTGGATTTTCAATACTGACCTATACAGGCAATGGAACAAACAACTCTAATATAACAATGGGACATGGTTTAGGAAAAAAACCAGGCTGGATTATTATAAAAAATAGATCTAGATCAGCAGATTGGGTTACTTGGATAGAAGGTATAGGAGGATCTGCTGATGATAATCAAAAGAATTTGGGTATGAATGTAAATGCTGCAGCAGGGCAGAACTCATCACAATTTAGATACGCTGATGCTTCAATAATTGCAGTAAGAGATACAGATTCAAATGGTAATAATAAAGTAAATAGAAATGGTGATAATTATGTGGCTTATTGTTGGTCAGAAATTCCTGGCTTTTCAAAATTTGGCAACTACACGGGCAACGGAAATAATAATGGCCCGTTTATTTACACGGGCTTCAGGCCAGCTTGGGTCACAATAAAGTGCTCTAGTAATACAAACAATTGGCAAACATGGGATAGTGCTAGAGAATCTTCCAATGAAATGCAAAGAATTTTAGAAATTAATGATGAATCAACTACAGAGGGTGCAAGTTCAAATACTGCAATTGATTTTTTATCTGATGGATTTAAAATTAGAACAAATTTTACCAGATCGAATACGAGTGGTTACACATATGCTTACATGGCCTTTGCAGAACAACCAGGCAGCACACCATTTGAAACACACCCGAATGCACGATAGACAAGAATAATTTTTTATGTTATAATGTGATTAATCGAAATTAATTATGGCCACACTCGTATTCGATCAGGAGTATCGACTCGCTCGTGATACACCTTCTGATATCAATGAACATATAGAAGTATTAAGAACCCTTTCAGATTCAGTAGATCATGTGACTGAAATGGGAACACGCACAGGTGTCAGCACTCGTGCATTTTTATCATCGGATGTAACTCTTCGTGCATACGATTTGTTTTTAGATGCAAGAGTTCAAGAGTTATTCAAACACGCAAAAGAGAATGGTAAAGATGCTGAATATATACAAGGTAATGTATTAGAACTTGAAATTGAAGAGACAGATATGCTCTTCATAGATACTTGGCATTGTTATGATCAACTGCTTGCAGAACTGACAATACATGCACCAAAGGTCAAGAAGTATATTGCATTCCATGACACTCAAACCTATGGAACTCGAAGCGAAGAATTCATGGGTCGTGTTGGAAGTAATGGTTTATTGCCTGCAATCATACATTATATGATCGATAATCCTAATACTTGGAAATTTAGGATACATCGAACAAACAACAACGGTTTGACCGTTATTGAGAGAGTATAGACACTTTATCAAGTGTCCTATTGACTTTCCCATTTTGGTATTTTAAAATAGTAGAGTAACCGAACAAAGCTATGAACGTTATTCTTGAGAAATTCCCTTATAGATACATTGAGATGGACAGACTCTTAGAGAATGGACATCCCGATTATCGTATTCAAAAGTTCAATGACTACACACAAAGATACAATGACATGTATCTTTTGGATAGTGCAACACAACTTGACTACGCTATGGAAGATTTTGAATATACAAAATGGTTAGATCCAGATGGAGTTCCGTGTTATGTCAAAGATGATAGTGAAGAAACCGTGGGGAACTTATGAAGTTCTGCTAGACGCACCCACATATAAAGTTAAGAGAATCGTTGTCAATCCGTACGAACGATTCTCTTTGCAGTATCATAATCACCGAGAAGAACATTGGGTGGTTGTTGAAGGTTGTGGTCAAATCCATATTGGTGGCCGAGATCATACTGGTAATCTTGGATCACATTGGGTAATCAAACAAAAACAAGTTCATCGTGCCACTGCTGGTGTTGATGGATTAATTTTTATTGAGACACAAACTGGTGATTGTCGTGAAGAGGACATCGTAAGATTGCAAGATGATTACGGAAGACTTGACTCTAGTGAAGTTTCCGTTTAAAATATAAACAAAGATAGAAGTAAAATGAAAACAGCTTTAGTTCTTGGTGCTGGTGGGTTCATCGGTAGTCATATGGTAAAGAGATTAAAGTCCGAGGGATATTGGGTTCGTGGTGTTGATCTTAAATACCCTGAGTTCTCAAAAACACAAGCAGATGAGTTTATCTGTATGGATCTCAGAGATCCTGATGTGATGCGTAGAGTCATTCGTACCACTGGTAGAAATGGTGGTTACTATGCACAGATTGTAGATAAGTTTCTTGAACCATTTGATGAAATATATCAGTTTGCTGCTGATATGGGTGGTGCTGGTTATATCTTTACTGGTGAAAATGATGCAGACATCATGCATAACTCTGCGTCGATTAATTTAAACTTGTTAAATGAACAATTACAGTGGAATCAATATAAAGAAACTAATCATACAAAGATCTTTTACTCAAGTTCTGCTTGTATGTATCCATTACATAATCAATTAGACCCTAACAATCCAGACTGTCGTGAAGAATCCGCTTACCCTGCTAACCCTGACTCCGAATATGGATGGGAAAAACTCTTCTCGGAAAGATTATATCTCTCTTATCACAATAACTATAATATACCTGTTCGTATTGCTCGCTACCATAATATATACGGGCCAGAAGGAACATGGGAAGGAGGAAAAGAGAAAGCACCTGCTGCCATCTGTAGAAAAGTTGCTAACTCCTGTGATGAAGACTCAATCGAAGTATGGGGAGATGGCTTGCAAACCAGATCATTCCTCTACATTGACGAATGCATCGAAGCCACCAGAAGACTCATGGAATCGGAATGCACGAAACCCCTCAATATCGGATCAGAAGAGATGGTCACAATTAATCAGTTAGTGGATATTGCTGCAAAGGTTGCTGGTAAGAAAATAACTAAAGTTTATGTTGATGGCCCGACTGGTGTTCGTGGTCGTAATTCAAACAATGATTTAGTTCGTGAAGAACTCATGTGGGATTATTTCATGACACTTGAAGAAGGTATTAAGAAAACATATGATTGGATAAGATGGCAAGTCAGCAAACAGATATATTCTGAGGCTGCTGAGGTTTAATGAGAATAACTATATTAGGTTCCAGTGGTCAGATAGGAGCATACCTTACAGAATATCTTCGTAATAAAGGACATGTTGTAATTGAGTTTGATAAAGTAGATGCAGATTGGCAAGACATGACCATAATTCCAAATCTATCCTTGGATAATGCAATTGAAAAATCTGACTTTGTTTTCTTTCTTGCATTTGATGTAGGGGGATCACGGTATCTTAAAAAATATCAACATACTTTTAAGTTTATAGATAATAATACTCGCATGATGGCAAACGCATTTGGGTATTTGGAACAATACAAAGTTCCATTTATATTTGCATCATCACAGATGAGTAACATGTCATACTCTCCTTATGGAGCCATGAAGAGAGTGGGAGAACTATATACCAAATCATTAGGCGGATTGATCGTTAAGTTTTGGAATGTATATGGTATTGAAAAAGACATAGAAAAGTCACATGTCATTACAGATTTCATTCGTAAAGGATTTGAAACTGGAAAGATTGATATGCTGACTGATGGTACAGAAAAAAGGGAGTTTCTTTATGCTGAAGATTGTTGCGAAGCGCTTGAGAAAGTTATGGAAGAGTACGAAACACTGGACTCTGATGATAACTTACATATCACTAGTTTTGATAGTACAACCATTCTTGACATTGCTAACATTATTAGGCAGTTATTTTTATCGGATAGGAAGATCGTTCAACTCATTCCTTCGGAGTCGAAAGATGAAGTCCAAAAAGATGCGAGGAACGAAGCGGATCCGTACATTTTAAAATTATGGAAACCAAAAACATCTATCAGAGATGGTATAAAAAAAGTATTTGAGGAGATGAAAAATGATTGGGTTTGATGCACTCGGAACTATGGGACGTTTGGGAAATCAAATGTTTCAACACGCTGCAGTCAAAGGTATTGCAAGAAAACATGGATATGAATATGCAATACCACCGAAAGATCCTAGTTCTCAAATTGATAACTATGGATTGTTAGATGCCTTTGAAATGAAAGGTGTTGATCATATCAAGTATTGTTATAATGTTGTGCCTGCACAGGAAAGGTTCTTTCACTATGATGAGGAGTTGATGAATATATGTCCTGATAATGTAAATGTTGCTGGGTTTTATCAATCACAAAAATACTTTGAACATATTGAGGATGAGATAAGAAAGGATTATACATTCAAACAGAATTGGTTACAACCATCACTTGATTTCATGGATCAGTTTGGTGGTGAAGAGGTTCTCTTTCTACATGTAAGAAGAGGAGATCCAAATCTAACAGACAAGAGAGGATTTAAGTGGGCGTATGTAAATCTACAGGATCAACATCCAACACAACCAATCAAATATTATGAAGAAG